TGCAAATATTCGGTTTTTAGAGCTAATAACCGATAGGGTATTTGGCGTTACACCTTGTCTGAAAATATAGCTATCAACATCTCTAGCCATGAAATACCTCCTTTATCTAATTCAATTTTAATCAAAATGTGTACACTAAACCACCAAATCTTTGTAATAATACTGTCTTGTTATAAGACACGGGAAAATTATCACTCCATTTAGTTCTTAATGTGATACAGTTAGCTTTTAAACTTCGCACAGAACCTACTATGGTACCCCTTGTTCTATGACTGGATTTTACTAAATCATAGTGGCGTAAACCTTTTTTTTCTGTACAAGTCTTAGATGGATTAGACTCCCAAATCTTTGCCCTTTTCGGTTTAATTTGGTACTCTATTCCAACCAATTTATTACTCTCAACTATTGCACAAGCATCATGGCTATGTCTTTTAGTAAGATCAAGTTCAAGTCTTACTTGCTTGGTGATATAGCCAAACGTGACTTCATATACCATACCTAACTTATGAATTTGATCATGTAAATATTCTTTTCCAATTTCAACTAAAGAGAAAAATTTACCATAAGATTTTTTTGCATGATTAAAAAAAACTTCCTCAACCTTTACTTTCTTGATATTGAGCCTTTTTCTTAAATCATTTATAACTCTGATAATACAATCCTTTTTTTGCCTAATGCTCGGAACAATTTTAGATTTAATTCTGTTATTAAACTTTGGTTGACGATTTCTCAATCTAAAACGTCTAGCTCTGCGATAATTTCTCCGTTCTTCTACTTTCCTGCTTACATCCTGTCGATGGTTAAGTTGAGCATGAAATACTATTTCATTTGTTTTAACATTTTTAACAGCAATACCAACATACTTAGCTCCATCATCTACACCGACTTCAAATTCACCTATTGGATAACTCACTTTTCGATTGAGTTGAATGGTGAAGGGAACGACTTGTTTAACCACGGCTTTACCTTGATCGAGTAATTGTCTTGCTCGTCTTGGCTTAGTAGGTAAACAAGGTCTACTTTCACTATCAATTACAAAGACTTTCATCAAAAAGCCTCATTTAAGAGGAAACTAAATAGTTATTGTTGTCCTCGGCCATGTCGCCAACGGATTATTCAGAACTGGACACATTCTGACGTCCTAAATGTTGACTGACGTAGTTGGACATTTCACCCAAACAGCAGGGCTTAATTACCGACTTAACCTCAGAGCTTCTCAAATATGATTTGATTTTCATGGATTCTTTCAATTCCAATAAATTCCATTAGCTGTTATAAGCTCCTTAAAAGGTTATTATCTTTGAAAAAATTTATTTAAAAAGTTGATCTAACGTCGCTGATTCCTCAGGAGATAGATCGCCTATGTCTTCAGGCATTAAATAACTTGCAGCCATTTCGATCCCAAGAATTTCAGTATTAACAAGAGTAGGCTCTGTAGCTTCCTTCTCTTCTTCTGCTTCCTTAGTCTCTACTGGTTTCTCATCAGCCTTTTTCTCTTTGGCTTTTACTTCTTCCTCTTCTACAGGAACTTTTTCTTCCTTAGCTTCCTTATCTTTATTCATAGGACATTCAGGAGAATCTTTCATAGGACCTGTACCATCAGGAATACCGGGGCCTTTTTTCTTTCCGGCCTCTTTCTCTTTTTCTACTTCATCATCTTTAGCAGGGTCACTTTCAGAAGTTTTCTTCTTCTTAGCCTCTACTTCTTCTTTTTCTTCATCATCAGACTTACAAGCAGCCTTTTTATCACCTACAACATCGGCAATAAGGGCTCTCTTCACTGCTTCGGAAGCTTTCTTTGACCAAGCATCCAGATCAACCTGAGGAGTCTCCTCAGCCGCTTCTATGATCTCCTTAACTTCATCAGCTTTCTTTTTCTCTTTCTTAAAGTCAGGATTTTTTACTACCTCACCTTTATCATCCTTCATAAGCCAAGGCGGTAATCCTTTTCCAGCCTCAACCATACGCGACTCCAGTTCTTCATCACTCATCTTAGCAACGGCATAAGCCATTGTTCTTAAATCCTTCGCTATAGGATCACTCTCTTGAAATGTCTGAGAGAGAATGTCCATACCTGCTATTAAAGTTTTGCGATCCATTGAAGATGCCTCACTTTCATTTGACATTTTATTTTTCGGTGGATAAAAATCAGAATTGTTTCTCTGATCCCCATAAGTCTTTAATGACTCAGCCTTTGCTTGCTCATAAGATTGATTCTTAAGAATTTCCTCAGGCCTGAAATACATACGACGTTCAATAGGTACTACAGTAGGGTCGAAAAGAAATTCCAATATATTGTTTGCTATTTTTTTCCTTTTTTCTAAATCCATCGGTTACTCCCTTTATGAGAGGAAGGGACCATAGTCCCTCCCCCTTGCCTCCCTTATAATTAGACACTGCTTCGTAAGTTAAACGTAATTACGATCCACAACAGTGGGAATACCGGACTGTAATAAGCAACAACATTAACGATTGTCGGATCATTTGCATCCTGCTCAGCTTTTACACCTGTGTAAGCTGTAATTATTGAAGCCTGCTGTAAAGCTGAAAGATATGATTTAAGCGTCTGCTCAATTTCGGAAATTCTCTGAGTCAGAAGTTTTGATCCGATATAAGGATTCAGATTAGCACGAGCACCGCGCTGTATAAAATCCTTCGTCCTTATAATCGAGGGCGTCCTGGTTAAAACCGATGAGACATCCGTTGTCAGAGCGAATTTAATCTGAATTTCTGCAGGTTGTTCTTCAAGCAATGTAAGACCAGCATTTGCTGTTTGAGCAGCTGTTACTGAATCCATTCTCCTGAATAGACGGGTAAAACCTACAATAGGTTTACGAGTCATAGGCTCAGCTACATCAAACGCCGGAGAAGTGTCTCTTCCGGTTACTGCAGCAGCAAGCATCTCTCCACCAACAAGATATTCGACACTCTGACCAAGCTCATCCGTAAGAGTTATGACTCCTCCATCAGGATAGATACCGATCATTCTCTCTGAATTCATCGATCTGGCATAGACTTGAGCAGTCTCCGGACTTGTATTAGTAGCAAATCCAAAATAAGAGTAATGCTCATTAGCATAACGAATACCCGACTGTCTCGTATTTGATGTCTTAAGATAAGACAGTACTGACGCCGATGTTGTGACAGGTTCCATCACAGTAGGACGGATACCACCTTCCATTGGCTCATTGAAATAATCGATACCATCTATGTATCTTGAATCAGGAGCGTCATCCCCACCTGCGGTCTTCTCAATCTGTAATAATGCTACTATCTGAGCACCATTCAAGAAGGCCAGGTGAGCTGCAAGTCCCAATTTATTCCGAACACTCAAACTGCCTGTATCTGCCAGAACATTTTTTTCCTGGGTGTACAGTTTAGCTTTTGTTAATCCCTCAGAATCGAACTGTTTTGCCTCTGTAAAAGAGACATAGTAGAAATCCCCGATACTCGGTTCATTCCCTGACAAATTATATGTGTTTATGAGGGCTGTATCTCCAACACCAACATCAGTAGTATTTGCAACTGTAACTCTGATTCCAGGAACAGCTCTTGTAGGAGCAGCATCTGCTGTGAAAGTAGGAGAACTTGTATAACCCAATTTGTCTCCTATCTGATAAACAACCATGGCACCTTCATTTATAGTTACCCTGAATCCTGTCTTATTATCTCTATAAGTCTGGTTCACATATCCTGTATTATCTCCTGCAGAACCTGTACCACTTGAATCAGATGACCACACGTAGTAACGAGTGGCATCAAGAAACTCAAGATAGATAGTCTCAGCCACTGCAAATCCAGGCATAACCTGTGCATCACTATTACCCGATCCTGTACCATTCGGATAAGTCACATTCTCTGCAGCAAAATCCGGATCACCAACTGTGGTATCAGCTGTAGACCATAGACAATCCATTGCAATACCCGTATCCTCACCTACTAAAGTGTATTCACCCGTACCTGCAATACCAGCAACTGAGCAAGTCAGTGTCCAGGCATCATCAGGAAGAAGATTAGTATACTGAGTAACATAAACACTTTCACCAACTGCAGGAGGTGTTGCAAGAAGAACAGTCCTGGCTGTACCATTAAGCTGTAAAGCATCTACAACTGTGGCATCTGTTGGAGAAGTTCCATGATAACAAGTAACAAGATCAGGATTATCTGTCTGATAACCAAGACCCTGCCCACTTACCGGAATGCCTTCAAGAGTAAATGTTGCATTAGTACCATCAACAGTACCTGTCATAGGTCTCCTGAAAGTACGATTATCAAAAAGTGTCCCAGTAATCTGAGTATCATCAAAATACTCTGTAGCGATTGTGTGCTGACCGGAAGCAATATTGAAGGAGTGACCCCAGTTAATTGTACTGAAGACTCCGGTAGTGTCTACAACAAAATCCGTATTAACGATAAAATCAGAAGTACCAGGAGCATAACCAATTTTAGTTACTGCCTCTACATAAGGAGAAGGAAGAATATCAGCGGTGTCTGGCCATTCATTTGAATAATAAGTAACGGCCACTGTCTGAGCTATAGTCGGAGCCACTGCCAGAGTAATCTGACCTGAATCTCCATCTACAGCGGAAACTGTCACAGCTGTACCATTAACTTTAACTGTAACATGAGTTGGGTCTGTTGTTGTTATACCACCATTATCTCCCTGAACAATAGGAACATAATGTGTTCGGAAAATCACACGAGTACCATCAACTTGGTCTGTGAGATTCTCATCCGTATGAAGTGTGTCTGTACGACTGAAGTAGTAAGTACATAATACTTCTGATCCAGTGCGAGGAATATTTACTAAATAAATTTCTCCAGTCTCTCCATCCACCGATGAAACAGGTACCGGTTCAGCATCCACGTAAACAATGACCTTATTAGGGTCATCTGTTACTGTACCAGTTCCATTCCCGCTTACTATAGGGAAATATGAAACTGTGAAATTACGATTAGTACCGCTTAACTGGCTGGAGACATTCTCTCTAACGATCTTATTATCTGCTATTGAAGATGATCCGCGAATCATCTCATAATTGTTGACAGGTATATTTTCCTCACCAACTCCTATGAAAGCGGGGACGCGAATATCGCCGGAAGCCGTAACAAGGGGTGCCTCGTTCAGTGTCTGAGTGTACACATTCGGAAACGAAAAACTATCAAAAGGTCCGAGCGCCATTTTTAACCTCCAAAAGGTATATTGTTATACATTTTGCATTATTTTCGATTTAAATCTTATCCAGATCTGTTAAATCTTATCTTTTATTTTATCTGAGGTTAAAATGGACCAGCTTCAGAAAACTGACACTGCCCCTTTTTTATTCTGTTTTTTCTGTGCTCATTTAAAGCTGATGAGTACTCGCTACGCTTTTCTTTGTCCTGAGTAGTTCCCACAGCCATTGCAGGAGATAAACTTCCTTTAGGTAACTTCATAAGTTCAGGTTTTCTTCCTACAAGTTTATGCCTTCGAGATTGACGATCATGGTACATCTGCCATCTTTTATTGGCTTCCCGACCTATCTTCATGTCAACAGGCTCTTTAGAAGTACCTCCCTCAATCACTGATGAAAAAGCACTAACTCGTAATTCAACATCACCTTTGCATTTTTTACAAACGACAATGTCATTATTTTTAACGAGTTCTTCAAACTCATAATTGCACTTTGTACATTTGTATTCATGAAGAGGCATAACCTATCTCCTGTATATATTTTAAATAGCTATTGTATTAATAGATAATTAACCTATGTAAGCCTTTCATAACCCACTATCGGAGCCTTTAAAACGGGTCTTCCATCAGGCAGAACATAGATGTTTTTAATCCTAAATAAAGGTAAATAAGGCTCAAAAGATTGCCATTCAGTTTGTACATTTACTGAAACTGAGGATACATAATAAAGATCACCTGTCAAATCAATATGAATCTCTTCAGACTCTCCTGTAGGCTCTACTGAATTCAGAGTTATACCTTCCCACTCAAGAATATTTTTTCTTTTACCCCATAAAAAAGTTACAAGATGATCGGACATCTGCTCCATCTGCATAGGGTCTTTAGCTACTACAGCAAGTTCCAGAGACATCTCCCAATGGCCACCATATATCCTGGCTTGCTGCTCACGAATCTGAGATACCTGGATAATCTGTTTATCACCCTTCATGGCACGGCGCCCGATTGATATGATCACACCAGGAATAGCATCATGAATTTCCTGATAAGGTTCAAATCGAAAAGGGCCACTCATATAATTAGTATCCTTATAATAATAAATAGCATAAATATTATAATTCTTCTCTAAAGGAACCAAAAATGTAATTATACCGGTTGGGTAATTTATAGTATAGTCCGTCCCGCGATCCAGAGCTGCTATCTTTTGTCCATCAGTATGAGCCAGATAAATAATATCTGAACCAACGTGGATATTAGTATGAGCCAGGGATGCTGTAGTCTCAATCCCTGTCGTTCTCTCAATAACTAATTCATCATCAATAGTAAAATAAGGATCAAGATAAAATTCATTATCTTCAGAAAATTCAACAACAAAAGTAGCAGGATCAACTATTTGCCGAGACCAATAAGACACTTCTACAGGGACGCCATTACCTGGCGCCCGAGCTAATAAAACAGATTTCTCCTCACCATTGACCGCTACAGCATTTAGTTTTATTCCATTTACCTTAACCTTTATTTGACCAGGATCATCTGCAAAGTTTGTATTTCCAGGTCCGGCCAACATTTGCTTTGTAGTATAAAAGAGCCTCTGCGTAGAGCCTAATTGCTGAGTCACATCTTCTGTGGTAACTTCTGTAATACTGTCAGCATTCTCTCGAACCCATTCAATAGAATTACCAGGAAAATTCCCTGTCCTTGCTAATCGAGTTAAAGAAAACAGATCAGAAATAAAATTATCCGGAGAAAGACGAATCTGAGATGCAGAAGCATTTCTGACAACCACCCCATACTGAATCCGTTCCTGATAAGGAAATTTATTATAAACTTTTACCTTCTCAGAAAAAGCATGATGATTCTCGAAGGCGAGCTCTGCCTCATCCATTATGCGGCCTTTCATTCCTACGAGCAAATTTTCATAAGGCATTATGCTTTATTTCCTTCATCATAATTCATAGCTGCTACCAGAAGACCCTGGGCGACCGCCGAGAGCGGGTCTGTAGCTTTCCTGATTTCGGATACTGAAATGGGGAAAGTCTTCTTCACTGTCTCAAATCCTGTCTCAAAAAATTCTTTAAAGTTGGTAGCCAAACTGGTACCACCAGAAAGAACAATCGGTATAGAGCCCGGTAATTCAATAGTACTTTGACGCATCAAAAATTCATTCTTGATACAATCAAGTGCATAAAGAACAAGACTCTTATAATAAATGATGATAGCTTCTCTCTCACGAAAAGTCCTTTTATCACCTTCATTAGCGTCCAATAAATTGACACCTTTCTCTTTTATTGACATTATTCGACTGGCAGTTGTTCCAGTTGCCCGGGCAGCACTTTGATCTATCCAATCCCCTCCACGACCTATACTGAAAGCCATACCTATCATAGTCTGGTACATAAGGCACACATTTACCATTCCAGCACCCAGTGAAATTGCTATGGCCGAAAACTGCTCTTTAGCACAATTACTATAAACAATTGCCGCAGCCTCATTCAAAGCTACCGGTTGGTATCCTAGTGAACCTATAAGTTTAGAAAACATCGCCTGATGATAAACCACATCAGCATCAACATTCTCAATAGAAGGCGCCGGCACTGAAAAATAACAAGTCTCTTTCTTTTCAATTCCCTGAGATCTGCCTAAAATATTCTCAATCAAAATTAGCAGAATTTTCTCAGCTTCCAATTCTCCTGGAGAAATAATACCCCGAGACAAAGGTCTCCGAGCTTCCCGTTTGAATATATTCGCCATCACTACCGCTGAATCTCCAATAACATACAGTTTATCACCGGATTCAATGAAATCCACTTTGGACATCTTAAGCATATTCGTGACTTGAGGATCATTCTCCATATCAATGAAAGCATCCCTGATAGATTTCAATTTCACTTCTCTATTATCGTCCTGTTTAGCCGAGACTAAAAAACATGTACCAATATCAACACCACACGAAGCCATTATTCCTCCCACTTATTTAGATTTAGATTTATTTTGTAACTGTCTTAATGCAGCTAAATTTTCATCCACGCCATCCGCAGATGCTGTTCTCTCATCAGCTTCAACATTACTTACCATTCCATCTGTATTAACATCCGGAATATATTCCGGACCTTTAAAAGCATTCTTTATCGATGATGAGACACCCTGAACTGTCCCAACTACAGGCATTCTTGACATCTCCTGCCGAACCATGTCAGCAATCAAAGGTCCTATTTCTCTTACTGCCTGAGCAATATCCGACGAGCCATTATTTTTAGGGAGCATTTCTCGTAAGACAGCTTTTAGATCTTTAATATTTATAGGAGATTCTTGATCTTTACCATAACCTGAAATCTCTGAAGAGCCCCGAGGAGACTTACTCTCTTCTATTTTAGAAACCTTTCCATTATTAACAGCCTTTTTAAGATCCCGGGAGTTCTTATACTCATCATCTGTGTAATCTTTAATCTGCCGATAATAAATAACATCATCGAGGTCTTTTATCGAGACACGTTCAGGTGAATTCCCTATAATACGAATCATATAGATACTCCTATATCTATATAAAGAGTATTAAGAGTTTATTAAAATAAAAAAGGGAAGCATTACACTTCCCTTTTTTCTCCTTGTACACCAGTTTCACCTTGAATTTTACACCTATTATTCCTTTTTGGCGTAGCGTTGCAGACTGTCATAGTCAATAGGCTCATCAGCTTTCTTCTCGTTTTCAGCCGTCTTCTCACTATCATCGATATAGTAAGGAGCACTAGCATCATTCAATCTAAAAGCCATCACACCACTACAAGCCGGGCAATTGATTTTGTCATTCACAGTGATTTCAGCTACTTTAACTTCTACTTCAGCCTGATTAGCGGCTTCAAGTCTTTTTTCATTAATAGTAGCCAATGTAGCCGTATGGTTACAATCTTCACACACAAACTCTGAAACTTCCGCTGCATCTTTCTCTATTGCATCAGCAACCTTTAATAAGCTCTCAGCAGCTTCTTTTAACTTGGACATGTATACCTCCTGGGTTTGTTAAACCAAGAAATTCTTAAGTAAAATACAAAAAATTCCTAATTTAATTATCTATGTCTTTATTTCCGTATTAATAGATAATTATTGAATTAATAGCCCAGTCTCCTTCGCTAAATCAAAAGTAGCATAGTAATTATACAATCGAGAGTAGTTTAACATTACCCCGAAAAACTTGTTCATAAACTTTTCTTTATTCTCCATCTCAGCTTTAAAAGGATCAAGACCATTGAGTATAAACACCTGATGAGCCTCATGCTTCACAAGACTCTTCGCTGATATGACATGAGTATACCCGGCGAGTCTCCCCCTCATACCATAATCATTATCATCGAAACAACCATTCCCATAAAGAATATCAAATAAACCGATCTTATCTATGACCTCACTAAATATGAGAGTGCAGTAAAAATGAAGATTCGGAACAAGGGTATCCACCTTAACCATACCCTCTTCCTGATAACGACTCTCAGTTATATTTCCCAAAGGTCCTACAAAGCCACAATCCGGAACTCTATTCATGGTATCATACATCTCTCTCAACCAACCAGGCTGTACCTCTGCATCAACATTAAGAAGACATACATCTGAACCAGTAGCTGACGCCCTTATACCTGTATTCACACCACCGGCAAATCCCAAGTTCTCCTTATTATAAACAATCTTAAAAGGAAAAAGGAATGAATCTTTTGTCAGAGATTTCAAGTACTCTACAGAACCATCTTTAGAAGATCCATTATCCACGATGATGACACTATATATAACACCAGAAGTATTCTCCTGGATTAATTTCAGGCAATTTTTCAGAAGATCGCAAGAATTCCAGTTCAGTATAATTATAGAACAGGGTAGATTACTATTCATCCTTTCCTTTTTTATGAAAAGTTTCAATTGTTCCGGGAAAGCAATGAAATTTTCCTTCACAGCCTGTTTATACTGCTTAGGCGTTACTGGATGCAAATTTTGACTGACAGGAGTCCATGTCTTCCACACATTATCATACCAGCCCTTAACAATTTCAGAAGAATGAGAAAATGTCTCCATCTTCCGTTTTATAACTTCATCCTTCCGGGCATAAGAAAGATGATAACAGAAGGCTATACTCGGCGGGATCAGAATCCCATTATAACCCTGTTCATCAGCATTTTTAAAAACCGCTGCAGATGTCCTTTTAACAGCAGTAGTTCCTAAACGATTTTGAGTAAATTCATATTCAGATACTTTGACACAAATTACCGGATTAAATTCTTCACGGGGATTTATCACATAATAATCCTTCGTCCAGTACGTGTTCCATTCTATATGAAAAGCAGAAAAATTCTTATTAGCAAGTATATACTTCTGGATAGCTTCAACATGAGCCATATGATAGACCTCATCTGTATCCACAATAAAACAATAATCTATACCCCAATCAAAGAAAAATTCCAAGCCGGCATTTCTCTGTTCAGCTTCAGTTGCCCAATGTCCTACCCTCATTTCAAAATTAGGATATTTCTCAACAAGACCTTTTACATAATCGATTGTTCTTGTGTTATCAGATTTATCACCATTCCATGGGACATCACTAACAAGAAATAAAACCTTATCCATATGTTTAAAAGTTTCGAGAGATAACTCTAAATATTCATGATCATCATACGTACAATAAACGGTGCCAAATTTCATTCATTCTCCTTTTTCTTCCTTGGTATTGTAAACCACGATCTATGCCATATCCAATCATTTTCTGTACTTTTATACCAGTCTTTTTCTTCATGCTCTTCTACTTCAATTTCTTTACCACAAAACTCCAGCATTTCCGGAACTATTGAAGCCCCACGATCTTTATCAATGGTCTTATATGGTATGAAACTTCTTAAAGTTTTAAGATATTTTTTTACTCTGACTATCAATTACAACTCCCATTACAGTATCACTGATTTCTCATGACCTACACGAATAGTCGGATCAACCAATATATCATAATCCAACTCTTTTATTAATTTACAGAAAGATACATCCTCAGATGAAAAATCTGCACAATTACCTATCTTATGAAAAATAGGTCGGAACCATGGGTATTTCAGAGATTCAAAAACTCCTTTTTTAATAAGCATAAAACCAAAACCTGTATAATCTACCGAAATCAGTCCTTCACGATTTTTAATACTATCTTCAGTCCAAAATTCAAAATACCCGTTTTTCTTAAAAAATTCCTCATCCCATTTTTCAACAGTAGCAAAGTTTCTATTACCCTGCATCATATAGATCCCAGATACAATATCTTTATCATGGTTAAGGAGTTTCTGAAGATCTTTAGGACTAAAAATAATATCATTATCAATCCACATTAAATGACTATAATCAAGTTTTCCATCAAAAGGTTTCTGATTCTCACCCCGAAGAACATCTCCTCCCAATGCCTTATTCCTCACAAAATAAACTACAGAGGATTCAGCACGGGATATCTTATGAGGAATACTATTAAAATTACAATAATGTAAAGTATCAGTTAAGCTATCTAAGAAATTCCCGGAAAAAGATGCCCCGGTAAGACAGAAGACGATATCCAATTTAGGTGTATCTACAATATTAAAATTAATGTCCATTATCTTAGGCCTTTTTCTATCCTTTCAATCGTAGTCATTGTCTTTCTTTGATAAACTTTCACTTCTTTCTCCCACTTTTTATGATCTTCCTCATATTTCTTTCTTCTCAATTTACTAGCCTTGGTCTCTCCCCAAAATTCATGGATTTCTTTTCCGGGAGGACACGGTGGTTTAGGCGGTAATTTTTTGTTATCCATAAATTATAATAAATAAAGAATCAAAAAAATAACTCCAAAAAAATACAATAAACATCGATGCTTCAAACATGATATTATTTACTCCTATAATATATTACTTGGTTTTAAGAGAATATTAAAGAAGATTTTAGAAAAAGAATAATTATAACTTAATGTGAATCTTTAATTAAATCATCTAAATCATTGATTTTCACCAAGTTATGTTCTCGAAAGTGATAGTTTTTCCACGTACAGAGCGCTCAGGAACTATTTCTGGCTTATTATTAATCATAGGAC